GGGGATTTTACTTTCGGCGCCACACAAATGGCGCACTACATTTATACGAGAGACCCACAACGTCCCCCTAGCCGCACCCTAGAGGGTGGACTAAAGCTCACTTAAGAGCCGGTCACACATAGTGTCAAACGACCGATCGGGCACGCCCATGAGAGCGTCCAAGAGCTCGTCATCCACAGTGCGAGCCCGCGCCAACCCACCGCGCTGGGAGACACTTGCCCCCGAGCGATCGGTGGAAAGCGCATGCAGCTCGGTCTGGCGCACAATGGTGGGCAAGGCGCCGTCATCGGGACGGAGCTGGGCCATCATGCTTTCATACCGCTTCGCGGCCTCTCGGCCCCGGAAGTCAAAACTCGTAGTCGACTCACGTCCGGGTTGAGGGAGTTGATAGATGTTCAGCCGGAACGAAGCCGCCCCGGGCCCCACCCAGACATTGGTCGGATAGGTAATCACACAGTCGACACCTGTCAGCGTCAGGGTGCGCATCGCGCCAAAACCCAACGAATTCGTAGTCGCGGTGTAATTGCCACCCGCACCAGTGTAGATGTTGGTGGCAGACAAGCTGCCTCCCACGGCAGTCGGGATGGGCTCGGCATACGCCGCATTGTTTGCATTACCGGTCCAATTTCCCCAATACGCGTACAGCCCAGGTGACGTGCTCTTGTCAATGGTCACCGTGTTCCCTGACATTACGGGGAAAAAGGTGCTGGCCGCGGAGCTTGTCCATGCGGTACCACACGGCGTAGCCTGTGTGGCACCGGTGCCAGTCGTCGCAAAATACAACTGGTCCTGGTTGGTCACTTCATCCGAGCGGGGCAGAATAGCAAGCAGGTCATATGTGATCCACAACTCGCCAATAATCACACCCCCAGAGGTGTGTCCGCCCACGGCCAAAGTGGTTTTGCAATGGTCGTAAAACCTGATGTCGGTGTTGGCGGGGTTGGCACTACCCCGTACATACTTCACCGTAGTCACCAAGTCCTGCGGAGCGCACTCGATCCAGTGCGCGAACGTCTTGCTCGGCTTGCGCGCCACAGAAAAGACGGACTGAAACATGTCCTTCTTGGACGCGAACGGGGCAGCAGCAGCATCGTATTGGCTTCCTAGAGCCACATAGCCCAAGCCGACAGAATTCGTGTACTCAGAACCTTCGGATTCAAACACAAAGCAGGCACCCATGAGCTCATACTGCTCATAGTTGAGCACGCTGCGCGAGGCCCACGGGAAAGTTTCATTCATCCCCGGGTTGACGGGGAACACAGTGGACGAGAAAGCACTCGTGGTGGAGTACACATCACCAATGTATTCTCGGTGCGAGAAACGAGTGCGGTCGCCCAGCGTGTGCATCACCGGCACTTCACAGGACAATTCGCCTTCTGAGAAAGCCGCAGCCACCGAGTTAGTCTTCGGCATCTCTTGATCAGTCAGATTGTCGATTTCATAGTCGCCGACACCGGCCACCAAGGGTAGGATGTGCGGCGCCACACTCATGGCTGTATCGAGCAACCCACCCCACCAGCTTTCTCCCGGTGCCTCGTCGATGAGCGCAGGGTCACTCGTTGGCGCCGTGGACGCCCCCGAGGATTTGCCGCGCCGATTGCGGCGTGAATGGCGCTGCGCCAGGCGTTTCTCCAGCACCTGGATGCGCTTCTGCAACCGCGCCTCGCGATCGGTCAGCCCCCAATCATGCTTAACGACACCGCGTCGACGTCGCTTCTCGAGCGCGGCTTGGAGCTGCGCACGGGTCTTGACTGTGCGCTCTGCCTTCTTTGGAGGAGGCAAGGGGCGTTGGGCCTTCACCGCACGCTGCGCCGCTCGCCGTTGAGCAGCCGCTTGGGCATCATACATCCGTTTTTTGTCAGGGTTTGGATAAAACCCTTCTCGCAAAGGGGACGAGGAACCAGCCCTCTTCCCCAAATCGTGGCGCGCGTCACGTCCGGCCCACTCGTCGCGGTCGCTAGGACCGCGGCCTCGCACTTCGCGCTCGCCCCTACGTCTGTCGTCCTTGTCCATGGGTTTGTTATGGGCCCTCCCGTGCTCCTGCCGGGCCCATTCCGCGTTTCATAGGTAGTCGAACAACAACTTGTCCACCACAGGGCTGGTAAAACAAGCTGGCAACGTCCGAACACCTTGGATCGCGGCTTCAAACTCACGCACCTCCGTCTCCTCAATGCCATACCGCTCGTACAACTTAAAAAGCATACGTCCAACGTCGAGTGGTTGCACAAAGGGGGTGACAACAATACGATGCTTCTTGTGTTCGAGCTGGACGTCCGTGTACGTGCCAAGCTCCTTCATCTTTCGGACAAAGGGCCCAAGCAAAGGATACTCGTAGGGGATGTACCCTGGGGATGTTGCTAGCGCGAACAATGTCTTGCGCTGCCCCACATCCAATGGGTCGTCTGGGAACAGCTCATGTGGGTGCCGCAAAATTTTGCCCAGTTTCAACAACAAACTGGGCAATGGCAGCCAGTGGAATCCCCCCTCGAGGTCAGCGCACCACCAGCCCTTCAAAAAGGTCCCGAGGTCAGGCTCATCATAGAACCGGACCTTAAGCCGGAACCCCAACTCGGCGGATAAAACACCCAGAGGAGCACGCCCCAGGTGTTGCAACTGGTACACGCAGTGCTTGATGTTGCGCGAGGAGTTTCCCCATGTGGTCGAGC